GCGAAATCGCCAATGGGGGTCTTGTCTATGCAAACGTCCTCAATCTCGTATTCTCCAACACCAACCGCGCCGAGGAAATACAGGTACTGCATAACCCTGTCCTGCGGCCCCACCACTCCAATTGGTTCATATTGAGTATAGCTTCCCTGTACGAGATCTGGAAAAAGACGGATGCGTCCAAAATGCTCGACGAAAGGCGATCCCAGGCGCAATTGATTGGATGATTGCAAATAGTAGGGCTGATCAATTTCCGGCAATGACGGCCCGGTTGGCGCTGTTGGCGGCAATAGTGCATTGATCAACATAGAACCGCCAATAGTCACCAATCCCGTGATTACGGCGGACCAAAAAGGACTCGTTGCCCCCAACAAAGGCGCTACCATTGGGGCGAGGAGCATCAGTCCAATGAAAGCAAGTGCGCGCAATGGATTACTGCCGCCGCCACCGCCACCAAACCCAGGCAGTTCAACAAAATGGACGGTGTCTTCCTCGTAGATGAAAAAAATATCCCACTCGTTGCGATCAACAGCCTCGCCATTGACAACTAGGATAAACGGCCGTCGGAAGGTTAGGCCGCACTCCTGGATGATCTGATTGGGGGTAATGCGATCTGGTACGTCATATACCTTGCAATCCCCATCAGATAATGTTATCGGATTCCAGCAGTGTTTTATTTCCATGTCACAATCCTGGTTATCTTCCAAGCGTTGGCACGCAAAGACAGCATTGTACTCCGAAGTACCCCGATTCCATCCAGAGAATGCAACACTTCCATCCGTTGGTCAATGAAGGCCGCTATTCCAACATGATGCGGAAAAGCACGTTGAGACAAAAACAGGATATCTCCATCGGATGCCTTATCCGCCACGTACCAATGAGCGGTCTTCAGCTCTTTAACGAATTGTTCATTCGTCAGTAGTTTAGCGATAGACAGAGCTGGGTTTTTGCACATCTGGAAATAGGGAATATCTACAAGAATATCCCTTCCGAACTCTTTCTCCTGAACCTCTTTTACTAGAAAAAAACAGTCCTGTTCTTTCGTCCAAGGCAGCCCGATATATTTGTCCGACCAATGTGTCATTAGAACCGCGCCCCCGGTAAATTGGTGGTGTCCATCAAACGGCGGGGAAAATACAACGCCGTCAAGTCCGGCACAACTGCCGTGAATTCTATTCCAGCGTAATTTTCGGTAATTTTCTGTACAGACAATGGCACGGGGAAATAAGCACTGGGGTCCATATCGCCTTTAAGATATTGACGATAGGTCACCGTGGTCACGTAAGTCTGACTGGCCGCCACTCTGATGATGTTCCTCGCGGATAGGGGCACTCCCATTACCGTGATAGTCATTTGGCCACGAATACCGCTACCCACTTCCGGCAGCTTAAAATCAAATCGCACAGGAAGAAAAGTTCCTTGGTTTGTCACTAATTCTTCGTAGCTATTGACCACCTTGATCGGTTCCGTGAAACAGTCATTGTCTAACTGAAGCGTATCATAGTAAATCTCATCAGCCGGGGCAAACTCGTATGCTTGTTTTATGGCATCATTAAGTTCCACTTGTCACCTCTGCCTTGCCGTCAAACTCTAAATTCCGGACGATTTTCACCTTGCCATCAAAATTGGTGGTGGAAAGCACCGGCACCCGGCCCCAATAACCCCATAGATAGTCATTGAAAATATCTTTCGTCCATGCTTCTCCGTTGGGAGCTTGTGAAAAACATTGAAAATAACCAGCATTGATTGTTTGCGGGTATGTCATATCAAGCGCGTATTCATTACCATAGTACATTTCTTCGATCAATTCATTGTATTCTTCAGAAGATAGTGAAGAATCGCCGGAACCGGAAGAATCAACAGCGCCCGAAGAATCAACAGCGCCCGAAGAATCCCAAGAAACATCGCCATCGTGTGCCAAGAATCGAAAAAGAACAGGATATTCGCTCACGTCTGTTTTTCGGGCAATGCCCACAAGACTTACGGCCTTGATGGATACGTTTTCATCAAAATCTTCGAACTCAAAAAGATCAATAGCACTGTCTTCTGTTTCATTGTAAGTTTCATCCGCGTCATGGCCATTCTCATCATCCACCATCATATAATTGAATGCGCTTACATCACTCGGTTCAAATTCTGAAATAACATCTTGCAATGGGCGCTTTACAACAGCCCGACATTCTCCAACCCAATCATCGGCAATGAAAAGATTGTCAATATAGGTATTGTATGCTCCAAGAGCGGTAGGAACAAGACCGGATAATCTAATTGAAATAATATCATTGCCAGCTCCTGACATTGGCCCAAAATAATCAATCACTAAAATTCCATTCAACTTGACCCCAAAGTAGCCGTTAGTAGCATCACTCAATACTTTTGCTTCAATATGGCTAAGTGTTTCAGGAACGCCAATTCCACCACTAGTCTCCAATAAAGCGCCATTGCTAAGAACTTTAATACCGTCGCCACCGCCTGGGCAATGAACTTCAAAAGTTTTTCCATTGCTTTGAGTAAAGGTTATAAGTTTGGGTTGGTAAGTAGCGTTTGCCGGAATTTTGCAATGGAGCCCAACGACTTTGGTTTTCGCCGCAATGACTTCCTTTGTAAGATACCCTTCACTACCATATACAGTAAACGAAGATTGTAGTCTCAAACAATTAGAATCGTTGTACCCATTGGTTGTGTCTAGATACCCAGTATTGCCGGTTTGAGTTGACCGCCCTTCAAAAAAGGTGTAAAGATCGGCAGTGGTGCCCATGCCATCAAAACCGGTAAAAAATTCTATATTGGCCATATCGTTTTCCTTTACGACGCTATGGTAACTTTGCCATCAAATGTATTTGTTTATACCCAACCTCAGCGCGTTGTTGAGTGATGTAAGTCGTCGGATTAGCACCGACATACCCAACCTCAGCGCGTTGTTGAGTGATGTAAGTCGTCGGATTAGCACCGACATACCCAACCTCAGCGCGTTGTTGAGTGACATAGGCGTAAAGCGAGAATACCACAACTGCACGGCCATCGAACAAAGAAGATTTTTGAAAGATGATTTTACAAGTACCATCGAACATTCCTCCTTCGCTGCCTGGGCCGCCACCATAATTTATTTTCACTAGCAATTCTGCATAGAATCTGGTCACTCGTGATTTTGCCCGGGGCAAATACAACACCTCGCTGTACAGATCCGTCACCCGTGCTGTCGCAAGACCATGAATTAGCTGCTCGCTGTACAGATCCGTTACCCGTGCTGTTGCAAGACCGTGAATAAACTGCTCGGAATAAAACTGGGTAACCCGTGTTGTCGCAAGACCGTGAATTAGCTGCTCGGAATAAAACTGGGTAACCCGCAATTCGGGCAAACTCGGTACCAACAGTTCGGAGTAAAAATGGGTGACCCGCGCTGCCGTTATGAAGCATGTCCATTCCCACAGCGGCCATTCCCGCACGATGCGGTCTTCGTGCTGAATTAACATGGTCGCGGTAACTTCCACCGCTGTGCCAAAGCGCCGGGCTCGGGGGGAACTCCAAAAACGGATCTCGTGATGATAGTAACCGAGTTCCCAAAGCCAATCCGCCGTAATCCATACAGCGCCCAACTGGCAATCCAACCGAGTACCATCTTTCGCGTACCACGGCGGGCCTTCGTAAAAACGACGGAAAATTTGGTACTCGCTTGCGGTCAGCAGCCATACGGCCTCCAATTTGTCTGGTTCCCCTGAACCAAACCGGCGAACCTCGGTCCTTCCGCTTTCTGTTCTTCGTGACTTTACCGTGGACAGTGGGGACGTGCCAACTTTCCACCGCAACGGGGGCGGAACCCCTTCCGGCCAATTGACAGATGTCGGTAAATATACAAGCCGCGTCACGCTTCACTTACCTTTGCCCTATCTTGCACTAGTAAGTTGAAAGAAACCGTTGCCCGGTGCCCATTGTGCCGAGCTGCCTTTGGTAACACAATAACACGAACAACATAAGTATCGGAAGAAAATCCAATAGCGGCCAGCCAATCCGCTTCACTCCACACCGTGCCAAGCTCATGATCGCCTTCGTACCATTGACAAAATGTCTCGTATTCTGTCTGACTCATCTCAATACTGCCTTCGAAACGGTAAGGTGCCCCTGAACCAAATCGACGAACTTCCACTCGGCCACTTTCCAACCTGCGAATCTTAACCGCATCCGTGGGAATAATCCGCAGATCGTTCACATTTGGAGCCGGTACTCCACTTGGCCAGGAAGTTAAAGTCATACTCGCATAATCTCCACTGTGCCCGACACGGACCACACGCCATCACCTATTAATTGACTGGAATAGGTTCCGCTAAATCGCGCATAATCCGCCTCATCAAAAAGCAAAGGTACCCAATCAGCAGAAAACCAGGCACAGCCCGCATTTAAATCCGTGTAGAAAAAATCCCGGAACACTTCCATCTGTTCCTGAGTGAAAATCCATTTAAGAGAATCCTGTAAATCAGGAATGCGACGCACTCTTTGTGGCCACAGCACTTCATCAGGGCTTGCAAGCCCGTTGGTGTATTCTTGGGAATGCTCATGTAATGGCGCTGGCAATGTTTCCGGCCACGGAATGGCAGCCATCACATCCTCCTGCGGTATCGACTATCAAGAAAAGAACCAAGCCCAGTTCCGCGAGAAATCCGACCGGAAATGGTGTTCTCGATTTGCTCAATAAACACATCCACGTTCATTCCATCATCACTAGTTTGTACATTGGCGCGAGTGCCGGGAGCTTCGTGGATGTTGACCGTAACGCCTTGCCCCCCTTTCAGACCGCTAGCTTCCACCCCCAGGTTGCCCGAGCTGGTGCGGGTGAGCGGCATGACGGCTTCCTTGCCTGCTTCGCCCGCAAGCACGCCCCCTGCGGCAAAGGGAATGAAAGTGGGCTTAGTGAGCACCTTATTTACATGACTGGTATCGTTGGGCAGGAAACCGCCTTTGGCCATATTAAAGGCCGTAGTTCCTCCCGCCCCGATATGTGTCGGACCTGCGAAGCCACTGCCGCCGGATAAAATGCCGCCCACAAAACCAACTGCAACCAACTGCTTTCGTCAACCAATCGCCCTGGCCAATACCTTCCGCAATCGGACCGAGGATCTGCGAACGGACGTAGATCCGCATGATGTCTTCTATGATAGAATTGGCGAGGTCGGCAAAGCTCGCCTTGCCCGTCATACAGAATTCCATCAAGGCATCTTCCGTCTTGTACAAGGCGTCTGTCATCACATCATATACCTGCCCGCCGACCTTTGCTGCGTGCGCCGCGTAATCATCTAACGACAGTCGATAGGCATCCCGCCACTTTTTGCTCGCGTAAATCATTTCAGCAATTCGCTGCTTTTCTTCATCGGTAGAAGCAACGCGAAATTCCTTATAGGCATCGCCGACATCTGCCAATGCCTGAATTTCCTTCCAACGAGCCTGTTCTGCGGCTTCCCCAAGAAGCTCCTGCGCCCGACGCTCCGCTTCCAACATCCCCTTGTGCTTCTGGAGTAGCGGGTCCAGATCCTTTAGCTGCTTGCCTTCTTCGATCCAAGCCTGAACCACTTTCTTGCTTTTCCACTCATCTATTAAACCTTTGTCTGCCCGCGGCATGTTGCGCAGTTCCTGGTACCGGTCTTCGATTTCCATCAATTCTTTCTCAATACCTTCCACGCCCAGGTAACGCAATTCCTTCTGCAATTCTTCTGCGGTCTTTTTCCAATTTTCCAGATCGGTCTGGAATTGGGATTTACCGCCGCGACGACGGCTGCCCACGCCGTAGATTTTGTCTATGGCTTCCTGCATTCGCTCGCCCGCAGCCTTCAAATCCGTTTCCAAGCCCTGAATCTTTTCGCGGTATGCTTTCTTTTTTTGTTCTAAATCGGCAAGAACCGCGTCACTGACCACTCCTGGAGCCGGTACGCCCGCACGTTCGAACTGAGATAGTTCCGCCTTGGCTCGCACTAACTCCTTTTCAATATTGGTGACGACGATCTTATACGCGTCACGTATTTCTTTTTCTTCCGATTGTTTGCCCGCGCTCGTTTTAAAGCCCAACAACTTAAAAGCCTGCCCAACAGCCGATTCTTCCCGCAGCTTTCTCATTGTTGCTGCATATTCCTTGCGCAAGCGCTCAAGGTCTTCCGTTGTCGAATCTATTGTGTATTTCAGCATCTCAACGGTGGACCTGTAAACCTCGTCCATTTCTGAGGCAGTCCATGTAGCATCTTCATTCATCCCGCGCAAAATGGCCATCAATGCTTCGCGGTTGCCCGAAACCCAAGCCTTCTGGAGCGTGTTCAATTTGATGGTGGAAGCATTGACCAACTTTTCAGCATCCTCCACTGCCTTTTCAAAGAGATGCGCAGTTTCTTCGGCCTGAAAAGCAGTGACAGACGGCAAAGTGAAATCAAGCGCTTCCGCAGCTTTTGATAAAGAATCCCTCACGCCCAACGCACCTTCCCCAATTTTTTGGAAGGCTTTGCTGGTGTCCATTTCCAGGATCTTCATCAGCTTACTAGTTCTTTTTGCAGAACTTTCGATGGTATCTACGACTTCTTCTATGGGATTTTTTTCATACGCACTGGATATATCGGCAAAAGTGGCGTCAATGACTGCCTGCATTTCATCGACGGCTTTTCTGGCATTTTTAAAATCAAGCGTGAAAACATAGCCCAACCACATATACGCAGCTTTCAAATACTTTGCCCATTGTACGGTATGCCAAACAAGGCCCTTTTGCTGCGCTGCCGCATCATTTATCAGCCCTGCGATTCGAACATATAAAGAAGCCACAAATTGTAATTCATGCGCCACTTCTTTGATAAGCGGCCCCCAAGGACGCAGGGCGTTTCCGACCAATTTTATTGTTTCCAACACCACTGCCCACGCAGTCGCCAACCCTTGCGAAATTTGATCCCGGTGCACCTTAATCCATTCAGTCAGCTTCTTGACGATTGCGATGATCTCTTTGTAAGCACCCAGCATTCCGCCACGCAGCGTCTGCTTCCACACCGTAATCAATGCATTCTTAATGGCCTGCCACTGTTCAGCCAGCAGCTTTGAAGCGGGGATAAAGCCGGAAAGCATTTCACCAATATGTTCCAACACGGTGTTTTCTTCACGCCACTTAATGATGTGTTTTTTAATCAGGGGGTCTAAGGCATGAAGGGTAGTAAGCAACATGGAAGTGGCCATGTTGGTGCCTTGGGTCAAAGCACGGATTTCCGTGTTGATCTGTTTCATGATTTCCTGCCCACGGGTCAAAATGGGCAGGGCGTTGGCCACGGCGGTGAAGGCTTCCATCTGCCGAATATTGCCCGGATCGAGGAACACGCCAACGCGGGCAAAGGCATTGGCCAAAGCGGTGACTTGCTCACCAGTCATGAGGGTCTTGGCAGCGATATTTTCCAAGATCGGAATCATTCCTTCGGCGTACCGCATGGCATCCTGCCAATATTCTGCTTGGGTTTTTCCAGCCGGTTTCTTGGTAAACGTCACCACCATTGCGGCCAAGGAAGCCACGGCAATCTCGTAATCCGCCATAGCTTTAAAGCTGGTTTTAAAAGTGTTGGTGATAGCCCGACCGATGGATGATAAAATGCGATGAACAGCCATCGCCAACAAGGTGAACTGCGTCACAGCATGGCCTAAAACCATAGCTGCACCGGTTTTGATTTTGGAAAAAACACTGCGTTGAGAAGCGTATTGCTCCGCATGAAGACGCTTGAGGGCGGCGGTTTTAGCTTTTTCAGCCCGCACTACATCTGCTGCCGCAGTTTTGGAGCCCTTCTTGGCAGCAGCAGCAATATGATCATAGGAAGCAATGATTTGCTGCCGTTGTTTTTGAATTTCTGCCGAAGACCGAATGCCCAAAGTCTTGTAAGCTCCGGCCATCTGCTGTGCGGCCATCTGAGCTTTGGAAATCTGCTTGCCGTATTGTTGTTCGTCTATCCGCGACATTATGGCAGCACGAGCCGCCCACGCATTGGAAATGTCAGCCTGAGTGGCCTTGGCGGAAGTGGCAATACGAGCGAAATCCGCATCGGCCCTTTTTCGCATGGCATCGAACTGCGACGAAGAAGTAACGCCAAGCCGCTTAAAAGCAGCAGCCACTTCCTCTGCCGATTTCTTAGCGGCTGCTGCTATGCGTTGCTGATTACTGACCCTCTTTCCGTATTGTTCTTTATCCAACTTTTCCAGCGCCTTGTTCTTTGCTTGCTCAAGGCGGAGGATTTCCTGGGTATTGTATTTAGCAGCTTTGGCCGCTCGACGGTAGCCTTCCAATACCTGCTTCCGCGAAGCACCAATTTCCGCAGGGGAACGAAGGCCCAAGCTTTTATACGCAGCAGCAAGTTTTTCTGCTTCGGTGATTTGTTTACCGAACTGTGCCTGATCAATCTTATTGAGTTGCGCCACCATAGCCTGTTTGGCGCGGACAATGTCGTGAAAAGTACTTTCGGCATGCTTGGCAATGCGCTCGTAGCTGCGACGTGCCTTTTCCCGCATCAAATCCAAATGCTTACTACTCTGAATACCGAGATTTTCATAGCTCTGCTCAATATTCTTCGCAGCATTTTCGGCACCACGAACCAGCTTTCGCTGACCCTTAGTAAACTCAGAAGGATCTAAGCGTAGGATTGCTACAAGCTCACCGATTGTTATCGTCATTGCCTTTTTTCCTCGCTACCTTGGCATTATGCGCCTTGGCCAGAGATTGAAACATCCGCTTTGCGCTGTCGGGATCGGTTATCTTTCCTGCTCGTTCTTTTTCCTCCGCTCCTTCGAAAATCAAAAAATCCGTAATCTTCGGCCTACGTCCTTTTTTGGGATCACGATTGATTTCTGCCAACACGGTGCATATCTTCGCAGCGCTGTACTCCACGCGCTGGGGCAAGAACGGCTCTTTTTGATAAAACACCATCCATTCGGCCAACTCCCTTTCCGTGATGGTTTCTTCCAATTCTGCAACCGTCCGCCCCAGCGCGAGAGCTAATCGGAAGAGGAATCGTCTGCGGGGCCGGGCGAGTTTTTTTCCAGTTCCTCAGCCTCCGGCACATTGTTCAGCTTCTGCGCAGCATCGAAAATCTTCTGAACGGTGCTGGCCTGACGCTCGCCCAACCATTCGGCATCTTCCGGCGTAAAAACCAATTTTCCGGTCTCGTCACACGCCGTCAGCACGACGAACTTGGCGCGGTAATTGGACAGATTCTTGTCCAGCCGCCCCTTATCATCGAAAGTGAAGGTGGCACTTTCGAAAGCATCTCGGGCCTTGGCGGACATTTCCCGAACGTAGATGTAGCCATCCCACTCAGGCAGTTCCACCTTTTCCACTCGAACAAGAACCTGGGCAGCCTTGATTGCTTCTTTGGTTAAGAATTTCATTGTTTTATTCCTCCATTAAAAGGTTTGCTTAACTGCTAATGGACACGGCCCCGGTAATCTTCAGGGTCACTTCGTTGGTCACCTTGTCATCGGTGGGGATTTCCACGCCCATCCCCACGCAATAAGCATCAAAGCTGATCTCGGTTGCTTCATCATTGGACAGAACGATTGTGTACGTGGCGGCGCTGTCTGACTGAAAATCCGCCAGCCAATCGCTCCATGCGGCCAGTTCCCAGTTACAGCTCAAGGTGACCTCGCCACCATCACGGAAACCAGGAATGAATTCACGGTAGCCTCCCGTGCTGTCCAGACTGGTCACGTCAATGGTATCACGACTGATGTTGGGGCCGCTGATGCTGTTAATCTCGGCAACAGTTTCTTCCCCTCTTTTGAACAGTGTTCCTACACCAGCAAACGCAGCAGTAGTCATTGGTATTACCTCCTTTGAATTCTGAAGTTCAGTGAAAACAAGGGGCGGCCTCTAGTATCCGTCCCAAGATAAAAAGGTTCATTTGTGGCCCAAATTCCCGCATAGTAATAACCGGAAGAATCCGGCATTCCGTAATACTCATGAAGCGTTGCTTGAACGGTTTTGGCTAATTCGTGTGTTGTTACATAATCCCCTACGCCTCCTCTTACCATGATTTGTACCGTGGCCCGCTCATACGGCCCTCGGTCTGGTTCCTGACCGCCCGTATCCACAATGGAAATACAGGCATCTGGCATATCCGGCATGGCCCCGACAAACATATCCGTGCCGAACGTAAGTCCTACATTTGAATTTTCACTTAAAATCAACTGAAAATCATCGGCAGGACTTTTCATCACCTGCTCCTTCCACGAATCTTTTTACTTGCAAAAGTGGCAATAATGCTAAGAAGTTTTGCCATGTTATTTTCGATAGCCGACTGTAAGAACTTCCATTGACCCACCACCGAATAGGTGCCTTCACGATATTTGCGGCCAGAAGGACTCACACCCCCCGTCTTTCCAGCACGAGGATTTTCATGAACCCAGGGAGCATAGTATGCTGAATAACGCACATGAACTTCCGGCTTAGTGGCGGAAGAACATGCCGCCACGCCAGAAGCAATGGACGCCGTATGTTCTGCGGCTAACTGCGCCGCCAACCCCGGCTTATCGCCATCTTTAAAATCCGGATTCGCACCGGCTTCCACCTGGGCAGGACTGGCTACATAGACGCTGTTGCGTAGGTTGCCGGTAACAACGGGCGTCAGCTTTTGGGCATCGCGCCTAATCTCCAATCCCGCAACCACCAATCCACGCAAACAAGCTCCTTCTATGATGGACATTTCCCGGTTTAGATTGGCCACCACATTTTCCAGGCCCGTTATTTTGCACACTTTTTTCATGCTGTAAACAATGCCGCCGTGTAGAGAAAAGTTTGCCCATCTACCGAAGTCATCCCAGTGATCCGCAGTACTGCGCGGGCATTGGGTACCGACAAAGGATCTGCCGTCGTAAAAGCGCCCAAACAAATGTAATCGCCCTCACTAGGTGCAAAATCAAGAAAAACACGCGCTGTGATTCGCACCTCTTCCATCGTTGGGCTGACCAACAACGACCGCCAATCTTCCCAACGACATTTTATCAACTGAGGAGCAGCAAACGTGGGCTTGCCATATCCGTTCTGCCCCGTTTTTTCCCACCAAGTTGCGTCCTGATTTAGCAATTCTGCGAGATTCATCAGTCGTCATCATCCAAGGCAAAGTCAAAAGTGGCGACATCCACCGTTCCTTTGCCCAAAAGGTTTTCTAGTGTGCCGGTGGTGTCCAGCATCTTTGCCGTTTCCCCATAAGGAGTCGCATCCAAACCAGGGCCGCCTTTGTACCCCGTCCAAGTATCTGCTTCACCAATTTTGGTTCTAATGCCATACTTACTGCGAATAGAAGCAAAATGAGCTGCGAGATATTTTTCTATCTCTTCCAGCAACGCATCGGACAGTCCACTAGAACCCAAATGCGCTGTGACCAAAGCATTGGCCGTGGAAAGGAACGGAAGAATTTCGGTTTCCGTCAGCCTCGTGGTCATTATTTCCTTGACTGCTGATCAAATCATTCGGCGGCACCAATTCTAACCACCTAAGCATATTATAATAAATTTCCACGTCACCACCTATTACTTTTTCAGGCCACACCTCATGGATGGATAAACCGGCATTCCTCATTTCGTTAAAACGCTGTAAATGCGCGTCCACCCAGTACTGCCATCCAAGAGCATCCCGGTAGGCCCGCATAAAATTGGTGCGAAGACAAGAATTGATAATATCTGAATCGGTGCGCCGCACTATCACCCATTTTGCTTTGGGAAAAGCAGCGTGCCACAAGGGCCAAAACAGGCACATCTTTGCGCCTTTATATGCCCAAACATCATCTTCACCCACTCCCTGCGCCCGCATAAGGGCTTGAATATTGGCACGCCACGCAGCAACGGTTTCCGCGCAATTCGCATCTGCCTGAACGCGGTTAATATCCGGCAAAGGCTTTTGCCCCATAGGATCGGCACCAATGCCCCGCAAATAGGGCTTCACCATGCCTTCACGAATTATCTTGTTCTCAAACTGCCCGCGAGGATTGTACCGCGTCGGTCCGTACATATCGCCGCCCTTGGCTCCGCTGAGAAAAATAACTCCGGCAGTCATGCTGGTACCGCTTCTGGCGCAACCTGTGATGAGAATCGGTGGTTTCATTTCCAGTTTCTCCTAACCCAGGGCAGTCTTATTTCATGCGGTCGGGGCCGTCCGTGGAAACACACAAT